GGCTGCGGTGCGAACTGCTGCATCATCGTCCTGGCCTGCGCAATGACAGGCGGCAGCGATGCGAACACCTCAGTCGCGTCGGCGACCACAGTCTGGGACGCCTCGGCCAGCATGCGATCGAATGCACGGCGTGCCTCGTCGTCCTTGAGGTTCTTCATGTCCTCGGCGATGTCGATGCCTGACGTATCTTCGGCCAGCTCAAGCACGGTCGACGCGTACCACAGCGCAAGGTGTTCCTTGATGTGGCCGAGTATCACCGGCAGGTAGGCTGGCGCGATGAGCTGGCTTGCTCCGAGCGCTGGGTTCGTCATGTACGCCAAGTGCGTCTTGAGGTGGGCGATGTGGTCCTGCTCAGGGAAGGCGACGATCGGTCGGCCCATTGTGGCCGTGACGTTCTCGTTGACCGCGTTCTGCTGTTTCGGCTCTACCGGCGGGAGCAACAACTCCTTCGGGTTCGGTACGCGCAGCGTCTCAAGCAGACGCTCCTCGACCTTACGCAAGTTGTACAGTTGCGGCAGTGCGGCGGCCCGCTGCGACACCGCCTGAACCTGCGCAAAGCGCTGGCTCTCGCTGAAGATCGAGGGGTCGGACACAGGCACAACGTCCATTGGGCCTTCAAAGTCAGCGCGCGTGGCCAGCACTTCGCCGACCTCGTGCTTCACGTCCGCGTCGTCCAGATACATCGCGTTGAGGCGGTGCAGGATGCGCAGCGTGCGGGCCATTGCGCTGTGCAGACGCGCGTGGATCGACGAGAAGACGGTCATGCCCTCTTGGATCAATGCAAGTGTCGTGCCGACTGGCGCGTTCGGGTTCTGGTCGGCGAGGTTATCCATCGACGTGCGGACAACGCCCTTGCCTGCATCGACCACAAAGCCGAGCAGTTGGAACAATGTCGGCGATGGCGGGTTGAACGGTATCGGCATGGCCAGCTTGCGGACGTCGTCCACATTGAGGCCGCCCTCGATCTCCTCGACCTGCGTCGGCTGGATGTTCAGCGACTGGCCGCCGCGTGTGCCGCCCTTCAGCTTGAGCATCGTCGGCACGTTCTGGATGTGCGCGCTGTCCATCAGTGCGCGCAGAGCGCCAGTCGCGGCAGCGGACAGGCCGCCGATCATGTGCGGCAGGCCAATCGGGTAGGCTCCGCGCCACGGGATGAACGGGAACTCGACGAACCAGTCTAGTGGCTCGCGGCTCTCGTCCTCTTCGTCCCAGTTGCGGTAGATCGCGAGTACCTTGCTCGACGGCTTGTCGATCGTGATGATGTACGGCGCGTTGCCGTCACCCTCAACGTCGGCGATGACGTGGCACTCGAACACGGTGCGCAGTCCGTCCTCGTTGTAGCTGGTGTCGCTACGACCCTCGATCTTGTCGTTGGCGATGTCGGCCGCCGAGCGCTCAGGCTCTTGACCGGCTGGCGTCAGGTCGACGTCGCGGTACATGCCGCTCTCGACGCGCATCTCATAGTCGAGCTGCGTCAGGTACTGGACGTGCGTCTTGCGCTGCGCGGTGTAGAAGTTGGTCGCAGCAAAGGGCAGGTACATGTCGTCGATCATGACGGCAAGGAAGCCGGGGCGGTTACGCGCCTCGTCCCATGACATCTTCAGGTACTGCGCGCCGCCCAGTGGCACCTGCGTCAGTAACTGCTCAAGCTCCGAGCGGAACTCTTGGCTCTGCACCGTGAGCTGCCAGTTCATGAGCGACGTCTTGCGCTTCGCCTTCTGGATCTTCTTGATCGTGACTTCGCCCTCGATCAGATCCTTGGCTGGGCCTTGCGGGGGCAGAAGCTCCTTGATGGCGCGCGATGCGAAGTCGATGCACGCCTCGGTCATCATCGGGTGCACGACCTTCGATGCGCCTTGGAACTGTGCGCCACCGGGCGCGTCATCGCCCAGACCTGTGCGGCGGATGCCCTCCTCGTACTGTTCGTCGCGCTTCTTGCGCGCCTCCTTGTCCTTCGTGATCAGGTCGAGGAACTTCGATGCCAGTGACTTTAGGTCCGGTTCGGGCATAGTTTCGGCAAGGTTGTCGTAGAACTCGCTCTCGCCTGCGGCTGGCCCGTTCTCGTCGAGCGTGACGATCGCGCCACCGTCGTCGGTGTCCTCAACGTCCGTCACGTCCTCGCCGTCGAACTCAACGGTCTCACCCTCAAGGATGTCATCTTCTGGCTGCATATCGTCTTCGTTCATGTTCTATCCTTACTGACCGTATGGGTTCTGGATAACCTTCGGCGGCGGTCGATCGAGATCAACCTTCTGGGTTTCCTTTATCACTGAAACAAGTCTCTTGTCGATGCACAGTCTGACGCACTGCGTCATGGCGTCGACATAGTCGTCGTGCTTTACGCTCCTCGGCCCGGTGAATGCGCACAGTTGCGCAAGCATCGGCTCGACCCACGTGCGCGGCTTGCCGGGGAACTTGTCGCTCTCGGGCAGCCACACCCGCTTTCGTGCGAAGACGTGACTGACCATGTGCAGGCGCGCCAGCTTGTCTGCCCGACCGGGGTTGTAGGCATAAGCGTCGATGCCCTCCCGTTCGAGCATCTGTCTCAAGCTGATGCCGCTCCCCTTGTCCTCGATCAAACACAGGTCGGGCTTGCGCCCAGACGTTACTGGCTTCGCGCCGCCGAACATCGGCTTGATCAACGCGACGTCCTGATCGTCGCCGTACGCGACGTTCAGTTCCTTCTTCACGCGCTTGATCAGCTCGGGCATGCCCATCTGCTCGGACCAGCAGTCGAGCACCATCAGGTGGCCGACGTTGTCCTTGTCGTGGAAGCTGCCGATTACGACGCAGGCCGTGCTGTCCGCGTCGCCGCTCTTCTTGTCGTACGTCGCCTCAGTGAATGCCGTGTCGAGTGACAGGATGATGTAGTCCAGTGCGGGCAGCGGCTTCTTGGCCGGCCACAGGCGGAAGTCGCTGCGCTTGACGATGCCGCTCTCTTCGGGGTCGATCAGCTCGCCGTACAACTCCTGACGGCCGAGCGTTGTTCCCTCGTACTGCTCCAGCGACGCGAAGAAGCTGTCGGGCAGGTTCGCCTTGTTGTCGAAGGTGGATCCACGCACGATGACGCGGCCCTCCTTCGGCAGGCTCAACCTGCGGATCAGTTCCTTTGGTTTGGGCGTCGTGGTCCAGAGCACCTGCGGCGTGTCGCCCAGACGCATGCCCATCATCAGCATGTCCCACGTCTCTTCGTCGTACTGCCATGCGGCAAGCTCATCGCACCACGCCCGTGTATGCTGAGGACCACGCAACCTCTCAGGCTTCTCTGCCGTGAAGCCGCGTATGGTCGACACACCACCTGCAACATTTCGCATCTTGATGATCATGTCAGTCTTGTTGTGTTCTACCAGCAGCTCGGGCGGCAGCACTGACAGGATGCCCGCCGGCCCTTCGAAGCAGGTGAATTTCACGTCCTGATAGGTGGGCGCGATGACGCAGCTATCGTAGCCGCTCGCATCTTCGAAGACTGCGCGCGTGACCCACTCGCTTCCCACTCTGGTTTTTCCGAAGCCGCGCCCGGCTAGGTAGCCGCACTCGGTCCAGTTCGACCGCCCCACGATCTGGTTCGGCCGGGCCGTCGATCGCCAGCGCCGCTGCCAGTCGAGGTGGACGCGCTGCTCGGGGCTGAGCTTTGACAGTAGTGCAGCGACGTCGGTCATTGCGATCGGTAGAGTGTCAGGGTCTCGCGCAGCTCATGATTGGCCGCGCGGATCTTGTCGTACCGCTCGTTCGCCAGATGCAGCGCGTGGTTGAGCGCGTACTTCTCGGTCGCGTGGATCTTCGCGTCGGCCTCAAGTTCGCGGATGCGACGCCACGGGCCGAGTGGCGCGCGCCAGTTGAAGCCGTGCGGCACGGCGAAGCTCAGGCGGCGCGTGTGCCGGTTCCATGTGATGTACCAACTGAACCACGGTGTCTTGACGATCGCGCCCTTGGCCTTCGGCTCCCACATAAGGTTGATGCCCGGCTTGACCAGCTCGGCTTCGCGGCGGCGATGTATCACGTCGGCACGTCCGTGTCGCGCAGCACCTCGGCGAGGTGCAACGTGAGCGCAGCATTCTCCGTGTTGCTCTCGATCTTGAGCGTTTCGTTTTCCTTGTTGCCGATGCTGACGTCCTGCTTGTTGCCGTAGCGCTTTGGGCTCCAGCAGGCGAGCAGCTTCAGGCGCGTGTCGATGCGCATCTTGCTGCGTTGCACGTGATCGCCGATGGCGGGCGTGTTGTCGGCGATGTCGAGGATGTCCTCGGCGAGGGCCTCGAAGCCCAAATCGCGCGCGTACGCGACGCGTGAGGCAAAGGAGGGGTCCGCGTTTATCCAGTCATACACAGTACGCCAGCTTGGCATATCATCCTGCCTGCACAGAACGCGCAGGGGCACACCATCGGTCAGCCCCTCGATGATACGCTCCTCGACCTCCGGGGTCCGTTTCGATTGGCGCTTGGCCATATTCTGCATGCTCCGTTCGGTTACACAGTGCTACCAGTCAATGCGCGCAATATACGCGCCGCGAAAACTATTGGCAAGGGGTCTCGACATTTTGCACCACGAGAAGGGCCAACTTTCCTACACCGCAACGCACCACGCAACCCGTGCAACATGCAACACGAGAGTGCCTAGAACGTAGTTCTAGAGGCCTACTCGGTGTTGCAGGTGGCGTTGCAGCTGCAACACGAACTAAATGGTGCACCGTGTTGCATCGCGTTGCACGTCCTAAGACACTAGCATTTCTGCGGTACTGGTAATAAATTACTCGTGTTGCACCGCGTTGCAGTACCCTCCATCATGCAACACGAGTAAAAAAATACACGTGTTGCAAATAAAATGCGTTTTGTGGGTTTACATACCCTCAAACCTTCTTTAAGGGTACCTCATCAGCAACGAAGAAACGGAGTAAAAATTATGACTACCTTCACTTTCAACAAGGGTAACTGGTCCGGCGAAGAGGCCACCATCCGCGTCCGCAACAACAAGTTCTCGTTCAATGGCTACGACTTCGAGCTGCGGAACTTCAACACCGTGACTGGCGACAACCCAAAGTACGATTTCCACACCGTCGACTTCTTCTACGACGGCGACCTGTTCGGCTCGGCCAGCCGCTTCGA